CAGGAAGTAGAAGATACAGAAGAGGATAAAATTCTTTTGGATACTGTTCTTGAGGGTGGAGCTGTGCAAGGAAAAGAAGGCGGACTTAGAATGGATATGTTTTCACACGATGACCCTGATGATTTACCATGCTTATGTGATTTACCTGTCCATGCTCAAGATATAATTATAAGTGAATCTGATTTATAGTGCCTAAACAAATATACAAGATAGACAAATTTCATGGTGGTCTTAATACTAATGCAGACCCTAGAGATATTGCTGAGAATGAATTATCCGAAGCTCAGGATGTGATGGTAGATGAGCTTGGAAGAATAAGAATGATGGGAGGGGTTCCTGCTCACGGAAGAACTAACGCTTTTGGTTCCAGTACAATAAACCCAGGTTATGGTTTATTTCAGTTTAGCCATGATAGAGTTGATGGTCATACTATTGGAAGTGGAACAGAAATTGGTGCAGATTATTTAGTATTTTCTGATGCTGATACTACCGGTTATGTTTTACTATATAGCGATGAAGACGACCAGACTGGTTCACCTATAAGAGGATTAACTGATAATACTAGCGGCCTTCGTAAAGATGTATTTTATTCTGTTGATGGAGCTCTTAGAGTTTGCGACGCTGATTTTGGAAATACAAATTCAAGTAAATGGTATGGTTATATAGATAGAGAATTTATGTATAATTCTGGGAGTACTGTATCTGTAGATACATGGTCATTACAATCTCAATATATATCAAGACCTGGTGCAAATTCAGGTTGGGATGACGCTATACGAGCATCTACCACAACAGCAGGTGCTTCATATGAATCAACAGCCACTGGAATAGGTAGCGCTTTAGCTAGTGCAGGAACAATGTATTATTATGAAAATGGTAATGATTTACGTGGTAAAGCTGAAAATATTGTCAATATCTATGTAATGACAATTACAATTAGAGTTAATTATGATGGCGTTGATGATAGTATGTGGGCTTATGAAATTACAGCTGGGGATGCTACTAATAGCACTACACCAGCTGGTAGTCTTGGTATAAATCATAAGTCAACAAGTTATGTTGGTGATGGTTCTGTTGAGGATACTAGTGTTATTGAAGATACAGTCCATACGCTTACTTTTGCAGTAGCAGATACTCCAATAGGTGCTGACGGGACAACTGGAGCTATAGTTAAATTAGTGGTTGGTACTATGGGAGGTGATGTTAATTCAATAGATATACATAAAGTTATTATCACAAAAGGAACTGCAAGTGGTGTTGGTGAGCATGTTGGAGTAGATGGTAACGATATAGATACTAATGAAGTTTTTATAGATGCTGCTTTTGAGACTACAACTGATGCTATAGGATGGGATAGAAAATGGGAGCATGGATTTAGTTTTATATATGATGAAAAACAAGAAAGTCTTGTTAGAAGAATTGAGAAAGTAGACGTTAGTAGCGGAGCGACTACTCCAGCTACATACATACAGCCTGTTACCGATGCCGCTCATGCACCAAGTGTAAGGATTAGCATTCCTTATGCTTCTGATTGGAACCCGAGAATAACAGGAGGCGTTTGGTATATTAGAGATGCTTCTGGAACAGTTCCTTCTAAATGGTGGGGACAGATTGAATGTAATTTTGTACAAGGCACTGGAAAGATTTTAAGTAGTGGTCAAGAGTTTGATTGCGAATTTAATCCAGATACTGATGAGTATAACTTTAATGTAGACCATGAAAACTTATTACAACCTAATCAAACTGATACATACTTTAGTAGAACTGGTGTACAGGAAGATGAAGAATCTATTATATCGAGATTTTCTACTGCCGTTGTTGTAGGCCGAAGAACTTATGTAGGTAATGTACAAATTACAAAAAACGATGGGTCAAAAGAAATTAAAGCTGATGCTATGATTAAATCTCCTGTAAATAGTTTTGATATATTCCCTTCTAAAGGTTTAGTAGAGGCTTCTATAAATGATGGTGAATCTATTGTTAAACTTGAGGAATTTGCAGATAGAATATTACAGTTTAAGCAAAGGACATTATATATAATAAATGTATCACAAGATATAGAATTTCTTGAAGATGTTTATAAGCATAAAGGAGTTGCACATCCAGGAGCTGTATGTAAAACAGACTATGGTATTGCATGGGTAAATAAGTTTGGATGTTATTTATATGATGGAAAACAAGTTATTAACCTGCTTGAAAAAGGTGGCAGGCAAATGATAAAAGATGCTTCTACTGGGGATAGTGATTCATGGGAGGATTTTATTACTGAGAGTGCCACATCTAATAGTATTATAGGTTATATTCCTAAAAAGAGACAATTAATAGTAGTAAAGGATGTTGATGGGACTTCTAATGGTGGCGATATTTTTCTTTATGATATGGTTACACAGAGTTGGGTTCAAGGTTATGATAAGGTGCGTCCTGGAGCTGATACTCATAAAACTAATATTGTAGCAGATTGGAATGGTGATGCAGTTATCGCTATGGGTACAGCTGGAGCTGTTCATGTATGGGATGATGACCCTGATGGTTCAGTTTTTCTTAGGATAAAAACAAAGGATATAGATTTTGGTTTCCCAGGAGTAAGGAAGAGAATATATAAAGTTTTAGTTTCATACAAGGGAGACGCTGACCAGGTAAAAGTTGAATATGGAGTAAATGGTGAAACTGACATTGGCGATTTAAAACAATTTAATAGTGATGATACTCCTCTTTTAGATAAGAGCTCTGCTGAGAACTTGGAATCATGGCATACTGCAGAATTGAAACCTACAACATCATCAGAGGCAAATAATATTTATAGTATTAGATTATGGTTTACTACAACAGCAGGAGCTGGATTTGCTATTAATGATATATCGGTAGTTTATAGAATGAAGAGTATAAAATAATATGGCTATGTCACGACAAGAGAGAATTAATTCTCAGAAAAAACAATATAGAATAGATAGTGTTAAACAGTTATTTAAAGATGATATAGTTATACCAGCAAAATCTATTTCTTTATTAAAAGATAGTACTGGAGGGACTATTAGTAATGTTGTAAATGATACAACTTCTGGTCAAAAAGATGATGTAGCTTCTTTGACTAGTAAAGTAAATGAGATATTATTATCTCTTAAAACTGTAGGGATTATACAATAATATGACTTTGATATCACTATTGAATTATAGTAAATTTAATGGGAGAATACTATATGGCTAAAAGTTCTTTATACTCAGCTCATAGAGCCGCTGGAGCCTCATCAGGCAGATACAAAGCTAGTTTATATGACATAGCTAATGTTGGTTATGCTATGGAATCTGATATTGGCATGGAACAATTTAAGCAAGAACAAGCCCAACAAGGGTGGCAAATGCTTGGAGAGGCTCTTTCTTTAGCTGAATCAGTTGTTGGTGGTATTCAATCTAGAAAGGAACATGAGGAATTAGCTAAGAAATATGGTATCGAGACAAGTAAGACTTCAAAGGATGCTAAGAATAAAGATTTTTATGGCAAGAAAGCTGGTTTTGATATAGGTGATATATGGGGTGATAAATCTATTTTTAATAAAGGAAAGTCTAGCCCTACTGCACCAAAGGCTACTAAAAAAGCTCAAGCTCCAACATTGGGTTTGTCTAAAGAAACTGCATTTACTACTTCAACTACGGATAGAGTTAAAGCTGTAGGAGAATCATTCAGACAAGCTAAAGAAGCTGGTATTAAGATAGGTTCTACTATCTTTGTTAAGATAGGCGATTCTATTGAAGAGATATTATATAAATATAAATAATATGAATAAACAAGACGCTAAAAAACAATTTGATGATATGACTGAAGAGTTTGGGATAGAGCATAGTTTTCCTTTTGATATTGCTTGGTCTTTTGCTAAGTATGTAGAGATAAAAGGAGGATTAGAAAAGCCATTATCATTTTTACCATCTGAATATACTAAAGAAGAATTTAGAGTTGGTATTAGTGATGTAGAGAATAAAATGTTAGAAAGTGAAAGGTCTCTTAAAGATAAAGAACTTGAACATTTTAATCCACTAAAACATTCTTTTGCTAAAGGTGTTTATATTAGAGAAGTATTTAATCCAGCTGGAGAATTGTTAGTTACTAAAATACATAAGTATTCTCATCCATTCTTTCTTTTACAAGGAGAGATGACGATTCTTGGTGAAGATGGTGAAAAAAGAATAAAAGCTCCACATTATGGTATCACAAAAGCTGGTACTAAAAGAATTATATATGCTCATACAGATTGTATTTTTGTTACAGTACACGCAACTAATGAGACTGATTTGAATAAAATTGAAGAAGAAATTGTTTCTAAAGATTTTGAGGATAAAGGGTAAAGTATGTCTTGGATAGCGGTAGGTATATCAGCAGCTTCTTTTTTAAGTGGGGCAGCTTCATCAGAGAGTGCTGCGAAATCGTCAAGAAAACAAGCTCGTATAAAATCTGATTATCTTACTCAACAAATGGCTAAAGCTGATGAATCTTTAGCTGCGTTAGAGCCTGTTAAAGAATCAAAATTAAAAGTTGCTGAAGCTAGTTATTTACAAGATATAGGAGACTTATCAGCTCAGACTGGTCAAAGTAAAGAAGACTTGCAGGGTCAGTTTCAATCAATGATTCAAAAAAGTGGATTAGCTACATCTGGTTCAGCGAATGTTAAGGCTTCTCAAATGTGGAAAAGAATAGGGTCGTCTTTTGGAAGAGGCCAACAAGGTTTAATGGGCCGTCTTGGTGAAAAGATGGGTGCTGTGGAAGAATGGTATGAATCTGAGAAAGCAAGAGTAGGTTCAGAGAGAATAAGAATGGAGCATGAAAAAAAATTAGCTGATGCAGAAGGAAGCTCTAAAACGGTAGGTGAAAAAGCGTGGTCAGCAGTTACATTGGGAATAGGATAAATTATGGCAGCAGAAGCGTTCGCAGCATTAAACAGAATATTAGAAAATAGACAGCGTAGAGAATCAGCTGATAGACAATACGCTTTAGCATTAATGCAATTTGATTATCAAAAAAAACAAGCTGATATGGTTCAGGTTGGTAAGCAACTTGAATTGTTACAAGGAGCTAATGCTCAAATGATGAATAATGTAGCTCAAAGTTTTATGTCAGAGTCTGGTTTAGATATGATATATAATGCTGAAGATGATGGTGGTGAGGATGCTATGAAGGAGTTGAAAGATTTAGGTTTTTCAAAAAACGATGCCGCTAAAGTAGTTTCAGCTGTATGGGCATATCATGCTCAGAACCCTCAACCAATATTAAATCTTGGTAGAAAATTAAAGAATATTGCTCAGTCAGAATCTATCACAGGAGAACAACAGAGATTTGCAAAAGCTTTAGGTGGTCTTATTGGATTTAGTGGTTCAGAATCTGAAGTTGAAAAAGCTAAAGAATTATTAAATAGAACTGACAAGATTCTACAGAATCAAGATGATATTATGAGTGAAGTATATGAATATGGAACTGGTGATTTTGAAATACAAAGAAAAGATATTGGTTTAGGTTTGCAACAATTAGCTAAAGAAGCTGAAGCAGGTGAAGATGATATAGGAGGATTACCTATGGTATCCATTCCAACTCCAAAAGAAATGTTAAGTCAATCTCAGCAGTCTTTAAAAATAGCTGAAGATGAATATGAAACTAAACAGAATGCATTAAATATTTTAGATACTGAATCAATGACTTTAAAAGAATTACAGAGGAAAGGGACTTTGACAGATATTCAAAGAGAGTATCTCGCTAGGATTCCTAAGATGAAAGATGTTAATGTTCAACAATTAGCTGATTTAAATGAAGATATATCTAAAGCAAAGGAAGAATTAAGAGAATCTAGGGGATTTGAAGCTGAGGTAAAATTATCTGAGATTATGAAAGCTAAAAGAAAATCTACCGGTGGTCACTATTCGCCTTATTAATATAAAAAATGGCTGACAATCTAACCCAAAAATTCCTAGATGATTTAGACGCTAGGGCTAGGAATATAACAACTCCAACGCCTATGGCTCAATCTGGGCCTGTAACTACTGGACAAAGTTTATGGGAAACAGCTGGCACAGGGCAACAACCAAATTGGATGACTGAAACTTTAGAAGGTGAAGGCAGTGCTTTTAGAACAGCTGGATTGGCTCTATGGGGTTTTCTTGAAACTGGTACTCTTGGTCTAGCTGGTCTTGGTGTAAGAGCTGCGTCTAAAGAGGCGTACGAAGGATTACAACCTCGTAACTTTGCTGAAAGAGTTGCTACTGGTATTGGTACTGTTGGTGGTTTTATTGTACCATTTGGGGCTGCGAAGGCTGGTGCTTCTGCTTTATTAAAAGGAGCTAAAGTAGTACGAGATGGTAAGGTAGTAGGATATGGTGCTGCTAAAGCGAGTGAGAAATTTGTAAGTAATGCATCTAGAGTATTAAAAGCTGACCCAGCTTTCAAGAAATGGTATGTTAATCAAGGTCTAGACCCAAAGGAAGTAACATCATGGATTGAGAAGTCTGGTCTATTGCAAGCACCTAAAGCATCTATTAAAGGTGTAACAAGAGGTCACTTTGGTAGTTCACACGCAGCTCGAACTCAATATGCTGCTAATGTTGCTAAGAATACAGAATCAATTATTCGTAAGAAAGTTGATAGTATGGCTAAAGCATTTGCTAAGAAGGGTGATGATATACCTTTTAAGATAGATGATAGGTCAATAGGACTAATAAAAGATGAGGTTACTAAATATATAGGTGGTAAATATAATTTCCCTATAACTAATCTTCATCAGTATTTAGCTGCTAAATGGGGCAATTCAAAGATGGCTAGTCTTGCTGCGTCAGCAGCTGAAGAAGCTATATTATTCTCAGCTGTTGAATTACCTATGAATTTAACTAATAGTATATATAATGAGGATGTAGACTTCGAACCATTCTCCACATTAGGACACTCAATGGTACTTGGTTCTGCTCTTGGTGTTATTAGATTAATACCCGGCGGTAGAGACATGGGTATTATGAAGACAGCTTGGGGCAAAGCAAATCAATTTCTTACTAGAAGAAAAAGGTGGTCTAATTATAATGTAAATGATGCATCTGAAAGAATGTTACTTACTAGAAGAGCTCAAGATTTATGGGATAATAACCCTGAGATATTTAAAGGATTAGCTGGTACTAAACTATATAAATCTGGTGGTAAAAGTACTGTATCAAGTAGAGATGAGATAGCTAAATTTGCTGAATCACCAGAGACAGCTAGAGAATTAAGAAGTTGGATGAGTTCTGTTGAAAGAACATTTTATAAGGAATGGTGGCCTGGTTTCTTAAAAGATTCTGGTAAAGATGTATTTGGTTCTATGCCAAGAATGATTGCTGGTAGTGTTGCTTTTAATGCTGGATTATTTAATGAGTATAGAAAAGGTAATATACCAACTGAAGATATGGTATTCCATACTCTATTAGGTGCTGTTATGACTAAGAGAGGCAGAGATATAGAGTATATAGACCATAATGGAAGAACTCAATTAATCCCTGAGAACAGAAGACCTCGTGTATATGATGATAGTTTTGAGAAAGTAGATTCATATCTTAATTCATTAGGTCTTAAAGTAGACCATGCTGCTTTTAATAATCTTATGAACAATATGGATATTTTAAAGAAGAATGGTAAACCAGATTATTCTACTGATGATATGCAAAAACTATTTAAGTCTCTTGAAGAACGTGATTTTGTAGTTGATGCGAGTGAAGAAGTATCTATAAAAAATAAGAATATATCTGGCAATGATGTATATGATACTTTAAGTATTCTAATGGAAGGAGCTGTTCCTGAAGGTAAAAGATTAAAACAATCTATTGAGTTATCTGAATCTGAATTAGCAGATTATCTAGTGCATATAAGAGGTTTAGAATTAAAGTCTTTACAAGAGTATAGAACAGATTCAAGTAAAACTGGTACTGGTAAAGGGATATATTCAGTAGCTGATATAAGAGATATAGCTCAAAACTCTGCTTCTAAAAATATAGAAGCTGTTTTAGAAGTTAATAGAAGAGCTGTTGAAGATGCATATAATATAATATTACAAGAAGAAGCTAGACAAGAAGGCAAGCCTAAAGACGATTGGGCTCCTGTATCTGAAGATGCTAATGGTAAACTTATTCTAAGAAAAATTAGATATGACCCCACATCACCATTAGAAGATTATGAAAGGGCTAGAAGACTAATTGGTAATGGTAGAAATGATGGTGAAGATGGATTTAAAAGTGCTTTAGGTTCTATTAGAAATCGTGTTATTATGAGAGAAGGCGATAGAAATGAAATAGTATACAATGCAGAAATGCATAGAAAATTATTTGGTGATAAGGCTAGTGGTGATAGAGGCGAGATGGATAAGTATGATAGAGAGCTTACTACACAAATGTTTGGTGAAGGTGTAATGTCTGACGATGCTTTGCTTCATGTTGGAGATGCTTATTTTATGGAGGGTATAGAATCTCATATGTTCGCTAAGGGGATTAGAGATACATGGTTAGAGTTTGAAGCTATAAGAGATAATAATACTAAAAAGAGTGTATTTGGGGATGAAGTAACAGATGTAAGAACACTACTTGATAGAGTATTTTCAGGAGGACCAGGTTTATCTAGAGACGAAACACCTACAGGTATAGTCTTAACAGAGAATGGAAAACAAATAAATCCGAATAGAAAAGAACAATTATTCGCGAGTGATGTTTTAGAAGTATTAAAGCAACAGAAAGAAAGAAATGGAATAAATGAAGAGATATCTGGCTCTGTAGTAAAAAGGATGGATGTAGCTCAAATGAGTGAGCTGATGGAGAAGTTCGACGCCTTTGGTATACTTGATGGGTTTAAAGGGAATAGAGAGATGGTTAAAACGTTTGTAACTAATCTTGCTCATTATACTAGGACTAAAGGTTTAGCAATGGCTACGGCAAATGATGGTTCGCCTTTGACACCAAAACATTTAGCTACTATGGAAGTTCTTGCAAGGACAAGATTAATGGGTAAGAATTATGATATGGCAATGCTTACAAACCAGATTGGTAATTTAAAAGATTTCTTCCTAAGTTCAGATGTTATTAACAAATATAATTTAAAAGCAGAAGATACAGATGCTATAAGTAAAAGCTTGCTTAAGTGGACTAGAGATAATGACTCTACAGTTAAAGAAATATTTAAAGATTTAGAATCTTCTAATAAAAAGTTATATGATTTATTTGTTGACGCTGCTGAAAAAATGGAAGGTGTTGGTCGTGAGAATGTATCAATGCTATTGGGTGACTTTTTATCTTTATATGAAGAATCATTAGCTCCTTTATGGAAAACAAGAAATGGTGGTATATTAAAAGAGACTACTACAAAAGCAGCTGTCACTAGTGACTATTTATTTAAACTGGTTTCTGAGTTTAATAGAATTAAAACTGGTGAAATTGATATGACTCATAGAGATTTATTAGCTGCTATTGATGAGGTTTATTATAATACAGCATCTAACCAATATAAAGATTTCTTAAAATTAACACTTAATAGTGTAGTTGATAGAAAAGGTGATGTTACAAGAGTTATAGAGATACTCAAAAGATATAAGTTATTTAATCCAAAGACTAATGTATTCTTATTTGATGAAGCTGATAAAACATTAACAGATAAAATCAAAGATGCTTCTAGAGAAATAGAAGTAGCGACACAATCATTACCAATTGAAAGAGAAATTGATATATTAATGGAAAGAGATAAACAGGATTTTAGTCCTAAGTCTCATTCAGATACTCATGTATCACTTACTCTTGAAAAATTTAAGAAAGATTGGGGATTAAAATATACAACACCTGATATTATATATGGACAAACACCAGCTGTTATGTTAGAAACTATAGTAACTGATATGCCTGGAGGATTTACTCTATCAAACTTCTTTGATTATACAGTTAAAAAAGGTGAAATGAGTAAAGAGATTGATGGTAAAGTCTATACTCATAAAAACTGGAAAGAGATGCCTGAGTATCAGATTGAAAGATTTGTAAATGATGTAATTAAAATATGGTCTGGCATAACTGAAGGCGTTAAGGTTAGAAATTTAAAAGTTGGTGAAGGTGAAGGTCATTTAGATGAACCAAGTTCAGCTAGAAGAAATGACCTTTCAGATTTCTTATCAAGCGAATTTGGTGAATCTGTATTTATTGACCCTGAGTTTTATGGAATAGATAAGATAAAAAGAAATGTTAAAGAAGTAATTGGTGATTTAAGAGTTGGTTTTTATACTGGTGCTGGAAGAGTAGGACAAAAAGCTGAAGCTAGATTAGCAACAACTGAAGCTGAAGCATATGATTATTATGCAGGAGCTAAGAAACCTCAAAGTGGATATATTGTAGCTTGGCTTGCTGATATAGAGTCAGGTATAGGTATACCAATAACAACGGCTGAACCAGGAAAAGGTCTTAGTGGTATTCATAAATTAGCAAATAGGTTTGTAGATACTCTAAATGCAGATAGAGAAGCATGGAAAGATAATCCTGAGATATCAAATTATATTGATAGAATGATAAGTCAGTATGTAAAAACAGATGAAACTCGTATTGTAGATGCATTTGATGTTGATGATAAAGGGAATCCAATTAATTATAAGTTTAGAGGCGAGATTCCTTCAGATGAAAGGACATCAGACCATGCTACTACAATGTTAACTACTGTATTTGGGTCTAGACAATTTGGTAAAAATTTCTGGGATTCTCTAGTTAACTCAAAAGCTGATACAAAAGGATGGACTGCTGAAAAAGAATTTGCTCATGACTCATTAAGAAGAATAAGACTTTTTACTAATAGAACTACAACTAATCTTGAGACTAAAAGAATTGAACAAATAACTGACTTTATGGATAAAACAGTACCTGAGGGCATAATGTCAGATATGAGAGAAATTATTGATACTGTACTAAAGCCTATAAATAAGAGTGGTATGTATAATTTTCATCTTTTAAGAGATGAAGCTTTAGTTAAAGGTGAAATGAATCCTAAGTTATCGTCTGCTTTTAGAAACCTAGCCGAGCAAGTGCAAAGAGCAAGAAAACTTAATTCTGATACTAATATATTAAGTGTTGATAAAGATTTAAAATATCCTGGAGGGTTAGGAGATACAAGCCACTTTAATTCTATTGTAGTTGTTAGCAATAGATTTATGGAAGCGTTGAAAATACTTACTGGTGATTTTCATAGGAGAGGTTCAAAAGCTGCTAAGCCTATTATTTCATTTGCAAGTGATGGTGAGGCTGCTTTCTTAGGTAAGACAATGTTTATGGTAGATAGTAGATTTGAACCATACTTAGAAAATAACAAGATAGATATGGTAATGTTTGATTCTGCTGTAAAAATTAGAGGCGGAGATTATGATGGTTCTATTATAGATTTAGGTAAGTACAGAGATATGGACCAATTTTTAGCATCTACTAATACAGATAAAACAGTACGTCTTCCTATAGAATCAATACAGATGCAGAGTTGGCACGCTGAAGATAAACCAGCTCGTATACCAATGCACGTTGCAAATGATTTGGTAGGAGGAAAATTAAATGATGCATATTTTAAATGGTTAAATAGACCAGCTGTTAGAAATTATGAAGATAGATTAGCTAGTATTGTAGGTGGTGGTAATATATCTAGAATGACTGCATTCTCTAAGTTCTTAATTGGTGAGGTTGGTGATGACGTTGATAATGTAATGTATAGTACTATGTCTAGATGGTTAAGTGCTAATGGTTATCCTATGTTTTTACCATTTAAGACTAGTATGAAAAATGCTATGATGAGAGAGTTTATTGATAAGGCTGGTATGATAAGCCCTGAGAATCATCATGGTAGTCAAAGTGTATTAGTTCCTTCTTATTATGAATTTGACCATGTTAATGGATTGAGAAATGTATTATTTGAAGACAAATTAGGTAATGGGATTGAAAATGTATATACATATGGTCAAGCTGAAATAGGTGATAATAATTATACAAAAAGATTTGACCCTAAGAATACAAATGTAATTGTACATAGAGAAAATGCAACTGATGAGTTATTGCCATGGAAAGATTTTATAGACAACTTAAGGTCTGACTCTAAAAAACTTCAAAGAAGTAGAGTTTATATATCCAAAACTGGTGGTGATTTTAACAATAAGATGAAAGGTAATGTAGAAGGTTTTGTATTTGGAGGTAAAAGGGAACATCAATTAGGAAGGCTACATGATTGGGTAAAAGACTTAGAAACATATCTTGATAAGAATATAACTGTTGAAGTTGCTGGTGTATTTCAAAGAACGCCTTCTACTCGTTCATCTGATAAAGTTATAGCTGGTATAAAAGGTTTTGTTGATGGAAACTTTGTTAGATTAGATACTGTTGATTTATGGACAAGATTAGAAGCTGACCATGATTATGATAAATTAAATTATTGGTGGGATACTCCAACTGATATATTAAATGCTTGGGATAAGATGGCTCCTGATGTTAAATCAGTTGTTAATACATCAGACCCAACATCTATAAGAGAACTTGACTTACTTAATTCTTCCAGTATAAGAAAATATAATTTTGATTCACAAATAGCTTCAAAGAAGAGAGGCGAAGTTGTAAAAATTAAAAGAGTCTTTCAATTTATGAAGCATTATAGAGGTGAAGATGGCGAGAGAGGATATAATATAACTTTCCCTACTATGCAAGGAGAACCTAAGACAGTTATAAGAATTAATGAAGCTAGAATGGATGAAGCTGAGTCAAAAACTACAGATGATATTCAAAGAATTGTAGATTCAAAAGATGGTTTTACAGAAGAAGACTTTTCTGATTATTATAGAGATATATTGTTTGGCAAAGAAGGTTTAACTGTAAAAGTTGAAGATAAGAATGGGAATACAATCGAAACAGAATATCGAGGTTTATTTGAAAAAGGAGTTTTAATAAAAGATAAGGGCAAGGAATATTTCCATTCAGAAAAAATAAAACCTGTAGAACAAGATATTATAATAGCTTCACTTCAACCTTATAAAGGATTCTTACAATTAGCTACTGATACATATGAAGGTGGAGAAGCTAAGAGAGTTAATTATGAGTCATTTATAGCTGGATACGATACATATAGTGATTCTATGTTAAATCTTGAATCTTATGTATTAAGAGCTATGGGAAGAAACCCAAAATATAAGTTTAAAGATTATGCTAAATATTTTTATTCAGATGCTACTGAAGGTAAAAAGCCTGTTTCAATATTTGGATTGCAAGATGCTAGACTCCCAAAGGTTGCTAGAAGAGGTGAACGAGTAAGCAATTTAGGTTCAGAGTTATTACCATTTGATAGGTCTGTATGGTCATCGGCATCAGTTGATAGAATGGGATTAGAAAAACCATATAAATCTCACGATAAAAGTGAAGAAGCTTTTAATGATATATGGAGTGATTATGTAGATAAAGGTAATGAGACAGATGCTGTTGTAAGAAAAATAGTAAACTCTATTAAAAAGGATGCTGAGAATTTTGAATTTTTAAATATTCTAGATAGGAAGATTGTTTCAGCTAAGTCTGGTCTTAAAAGAGCTAAGAGATATAATGATGAAAACTTAGAATCTTGGCTTGGAGATAGAGTTAATAGATTAGAAGGCGTAAGAAAAAAAGTAAATGATAAGATATTACTTGATGAATCAGCTACTATTCCAATAGCAAAAACTATTAGAAGACAATTAATGCAATCAATCGTTAAAGGATTGCCAGTTGACCTTGTTACTATGTATAAAGATACACAAGGAAATATTAAATATGGTAAAAAGCAAAGCGTTGGACCTGACCAAACTGGTAGGTATGTAAAGCAAAGACAAGATTGGATAAGAAAGAATATGAGAAGGATTATTGCTTCTACTTGGCAGAATAATCAATTAGCTATTGAAATAAAAGGTATTAGTAGTAATGATTATGCTCAGATGGTTATGTGGCATAGAACACTTGCAGAGAAGACAGGGTTTATGTTAGACCCAAGAACAGTTCCTTATTCAGAAGCGTTTGAGATTAGTGTATCTGAAGCTAGAAGAGAATTAGGTAAAAACTGGTCGAGTTGGTTTGAGCATAGAGATTATGCTCCTCATGAGAGAGAAGATATTGTGCAAGCTGACATTATGAGATATATGAGAACAGAATGGGGTAGATGGAATGATATGGAAGATGGTCTTGGCAATCTCTGGATACTAAAGTTTATGACACCTGAACCAGATGGTATGACAGCTACTTACCACCAAAAGCATTTTCTACCAGGATTCTCAGAGATAGATAAACAAATTAAATATATTACATTAGGTATGAATTTCTTATCTACAAACCCAGAAATATTAGATATACCTATAGCTAGGCAAGCTGCTAGAGAAGCTGGTTTATCTGGTAGACAAACAGATTTATTGGTTGACAAAAGACAACTGTTAATCAGAGAATTAGCTGAATCATTCACAGATAAAATGAGAGCTTTGTATAATCAAGAGTCACCAAGACAAGATGTTAGTAAGATGAGTGGAGAAGAAAGGCTTAAAGCTGCTCTTGGTGGTGATGATATAAGCTCTTCTATATTTGCAACAAGTGAATCATTATATTCTGGTACAAGTAATGCTGATATGATAAAAGAAGCTGGTGATGTATTTAAAGCTATAGATAAAGGTGAAATAGAAACAATACAAGATTTAAACCCTGAGATGAAATTATTATATGGAGTTACTGGAGACTTATCTCTTGATTATCTATCATTAAAAGGAGCCCCAGCTAAGATTGACCAACTATTGGATATTAAAAATATGGCTAGATTTTATTTTATGCCTAATAAAGTATTGAATAGTAGAGGCAAATTAGAAAATGTAAAAGATTTAAAAGGGTATTATGATAGTGTTAAGAAAGATGGTAAGATATGGTTTGGTGATTTATCTGAAAAGAATATGCTTGTAAAAGATAAGGTATCCAGTATTGATATGAATCCATTTGGTAGTCCTATAGAGAGAAATGTAGAGACTGGAGAACAAGCTAAACAAGTCTTCAGAGACAATATAATGGATTGTTAAATAAAGGAAATTAATTATGGCAGGTTGTGACCCAAAAGTATTAGCATTAGGCGAAAAAGTAATAGATAAATGGTTTAAAAAAGGTGGAATCATATCTCAGAATCTTGGAAAAGATAGCTATGGATATTTAAAACAACTGTGGTGGTCAACGACTAGAAAAGATTTTGATTATGGTGAGACACCATCAATTTCAGAACTTAAAGTTATAAGTAAAAGAATTGATAAAGTAGAGAAAGGGTTTACAAAAAGAACAGGAAAGTTTGCTGAATTATTTTATTTACCTGAGGCTGTTTTAGCTAATAATATGCCAGCTAGAGATGCTTATAGATTTTTTATGAAATCTCATCAGCAATTTCAAGGTCATAGAGATGATTACCAAAGTGTTTTTAATAGTATTGTAAAGAAACTTGGTGAAAAGTCTAGACTGCTTGGATTGAGTCGTAAAGGTGGGTTTAAAAGTATTAATAAAGCTCATAAAGAACTAAAGAAAAAGTATAATAAGTACGAAGAAATAATGCAAAATGATGGATGGAAAAAAGCTGAAGATTATTATGAAAAAGAATTAGCTGACCTATCTAAAGATACTCAGTTTGAGATATTTGAATTAGCTAATGACGTATTAAGAGACCCTGATTTAGTAAGTAAAGAACCAAAAAAGTATGGCATATTCTCAGACATAGCAAGTGAGTGGAAAAGTATAAGTCCTAAATTGTATAAAGATTTAAAAAATGGTTTAAGATTTCATATAGAAGCTATATCAGAAGCCAATGAATTAACCGGTGGTGCTTATACAGAAATGTTAGGCAACATGAGAAAGATACAAAGTAATTTAAAGCAGAGGAAGAATTATTTTCCAACTGAAGTGCTTAGAATGTTTCCTACTATGAAAGCTGTTCAAGAATCTATATATGAAAAATCTAGTACTTTAGAGAAAAAAGATTTAACAAAAGTAAATGACTATGTTGCAAACATGAGTGAGATACTTATTGATGAACTTAATCTATCAAAGCATGCTTTAGAGGCTAAATATGGAGATATGGCTAGACATAATAAAGATGTCATTGGTGTAATGGATAATTATATTAGAAATATAACGATGTTTAACTTTGCTGGGACAACTTCGGCTAAGCTGTTGCAAGGTATAAGAAAGATAAGCGAAATGTCACCAGAAGAGGCAGACCATCAGTCTCAATTCTATATAGATTATCTTTATGATACTCATGCAACTATGTTAGGGTTGAATGTTAAATCATCATTTTGGAGAGCTACTACTAGAAATGTTACAGCTTGGCAATTTATGTCTAAACTTGGTTTAAATCTAAGAGGAGCTGCGAGAAATGCAACTCAGTCATTACAAAACTATGTTTATTTTGGTGTAAAGGGAATGAGAGATTCTTCTCAGTATTTAGATACTGCTAATATAAGGTCTTTAGCTGATGCTGAGGCTAAAAAGCATGGTGTTTATTTTGCTGAAGCTCGTGAACTTACAAATACATTAGGTTTGTTCCCAGATGTAGCAACATCAAAGATAAATGGGAAAGAAGTACTTACATATAAATATGACAGTACATCTAGGAAATTTTCAGAAGGTCTCGAAAAATTTGCATCAACAACAGCTAAGCCAATGAGGTGGGTTGAGAATAAAATCAACAGACAGTTAACATTTAAAATGGCATTTGCATTGAGACATCAACAGTTAAATAACAACGCTGGTATGATTGAACGAGATGTTACTAGGGCAATAAAAGATGGTAAACTCGATAAAGATACAGATGTAAATGATTATATACAGAATTTAATAACAAAAAGGTCTTCAAACTTTGCAGCTAATATGGTAAAAGAACTTCACTATGAATATTCTGGGTTTGCAAAGCCAAAAGTTTTAAGAACACCAGCTGGTTCTATATTAGGTCAGTTTATGACATATAGTGTTAATTTTTGGAACTACCAATACAAGATAGCTTCTAGAGGTAAGGACAGTATAGTTGCTGGAGACTGGGGAAGCCCAGAGTCTTTTAGACTTTATAGGTTGGGGATGTTAT